ATACGAAATAAGTTTTGAAATAACAAGTGGTCTTGTTTTTTGGGTCATAGAAAATCCAGGAACCATATTTTGAGTACCACTATTATACTGAGATAAATATTGACTAGAATCAGCTGTATGATCTAGTTTAGGGGAGTAATATATATTTTTATATTCTTTATCTATTATTCTTCCTAATACATCCCATCCTACAGAAGCATTTTCAATAACACATAAAGCGTTATTATATTCAACACAAGCCGCGTGTATTACATTTGCAAATTCTTTTGTGGAAATTTGGGATTGGAACTCAGCTACTTGTCTACAAGCCTCTATATCAAATATATGAAACGTACTATAATCTGCTCCATCTCCACGAGCAACGTCAGCAATAAGAGCATATGAACGAGAATAATCTGCTTCTTCAAATATAGAATATTCAGCATTAGCTCCTCTTCGATATAAGGGATCTCGTGCTATATTTTTTACATAATAATTTAATACATCAGTGTCAATAACAGATTCACCACTAGTAATAAAATCGGCATCACATTCTTGTGCAGCAGCTTTTACCCCTAATTCTCTATCCTGTCTATCTCTCCATTCTTGGTTTCTTTCTGGATGTACTGTCCAAGGTAAAAGAAGTGGGATAAAACTATTTTTCTTTTCTTGTGCTCTAGTAAATTCTTTATAAAACCAATTACCTGTACCATTTGGCGATGATAATGCGATACACTGACCCCCAGTAGCTAAAGTTTGTTGAGCACCAGTATATATTTTTTCAATATTATCAATAAAAGCAGCCTCATCTATTACTAATAATGTAACTGATTCAGAACGAGATGCATTATCAGTAGCGGCTTTAGCTTGTATTTGGGAACCATTTGTAAATTTAAGAAGTAATTTATTATTTTCAGTAGATTTTAATCTCATCCATGCTGGAAGTTGATCATATGAAAAACGTACTTTAGTAATAAGGTTTTTTGCTGTATCTTGAGAGGTGGCTAATACAAGTATATTTTTATCTCTATGAAATAACATTAACCATAATGAAAAACATGATACAAGAGTAGATATACCTAATTGTCTAGATTTATTTATTATTATATAATCCCCTTTATGAAATTGTTTTAATATAACTTCTTGAAAAGGATATAAATTAAATAGCATTCTTCCTTTTTGTGGGTGTTGGATGTAGTAGTATTTTTTTGCAAAGTAAACAGGATCAGTAGCGCAACGAAGATATTCCTGTTTTACTAATTCTTTGAATGTTAAATCTTTAGAAGGTATTTGTTCTTGTTCTGCCATAATTCGTATTATACGAATAATTATTTAGACAAACAAACCTCTTTCAGAAAATTTTCCAAAAGAGGTTAGTTTATATTTTATAAATATTTTATCCTATTAAGGAAGATACTAAATTACGAATAGTTTCTTTACCTAAAGTTTTATTTACTTCAGGTTTTAATATAAATTGCTTTAAAGCTTTCATATCTGGGGATGAAGCTTGTTCTTGAGGAGGTAATGCTTCTATTTTAGCTACTTTTTTAACTATAATGTTTTTATAATTATTGGCTGCTCCTACATCACTAGGTATTTCTTTTTCAAGAGATTTATCTACAACAGGAGTACCTTCTTCATCTTCTTCTTCGGGTTCATTCCATGTATCAACAATTTCATCATCATCTAAATCAGAATTTAAATCAATTCCTTTAGATATTATATTTGAGGGTTCATTATCTTCTATATCATTTTTAGCCGCTGAAATTGAACCTCTAGATGTTACTCCTCCTTTTATAGACGAAATAAATTTATTTAATTGATTATCATGTAATACTTCATTTCCTAATGCTGATATTACAGATGGGTCACTTTTTATAGCTTTTTTTAAAGCAAGTCCGTCTAAACTTGGATTAGTTTTTATAACGCTTTCTATTGATGTTTTTAAATCTCCAGCTATTTTAGCCATTTCGTTTATAGGGGTATCACCTTCTTTTGGAGTTGGTTTTCTACCTCTTGATTGCAATGTTCTTTGACCTTTATATAATGCTATAAATTTATTTAATTGATTATCATATAAATCATCACCATCAAGTAAATCAATCACATCCTCATCAGCTCTAATCACTTTTTTTAGAGCTAAACCATCTAGGTTGGGATTTTCTTCAATTATAGCTTCAATAGTAGCTTTTAAACCACCTTGTATTTTAGCCATTTCATCTAATTCAATACTCTCTTTTAATAGAAAATTACGTGATTTAGCTATATTAATATCGCTCATTTAATAAGTTTTTAATGTTAATTATATATAAATATTAGAAAGAAATTACTTCTAATAATTGTTTAATACGATCTTTAGTAGAACCTGATAATTCATTATAATTTTTAATCTTGTATTTATACTTTGATATAAGACGTTTGATTTCATTATCAATAGCTGTTCTATATTCAGGATTAATTTCGCGAACCCCATTATCTTCTATAGCTATTCCTTCTGGAGATATATAAAATATATAATCATAATCAGATATAAAACGTGAAAAATAACTTTCAAATGCTTCTTTATCAATAGAATCAATAGATTGAGCTAAATTAGTGAAGGCACAAACGTCTAAAATTGTTCTATCAGTTAATAAATTATTATTAAATAATTCATTGCATCTATAACTTGCAAATATTATTTGTCCAAGCAAAGTAGAGTCTGTATTTAATTTTATTCCTTTATCTCTTATTTCTTTACTTTTTTCTGTTTCAATAATATAGTCTTTAAATTGTTTCAATTTAGATAATTCTTTTACTAATGTACTTTTTCCTACACTCATTGTGCCACAAAACCCAATTTTCATATATTTTCTTTTAAAATTTTATTTATATTTTTGTAATTATCATATTTAATTCTTATTAATTTTATATCATTATTTTTACAATACTCATTTTTAATATTATCAGTATTTTTAACAAAATTAAATCCTTCATCACCACCAAAAAATTCTATAGGTTTATAATGTTGTTCACCATCAAATTCAATACAAATGTTATATTTAGGAAGATAAAAATCAAAAGGTAATACTCTTTTTAATTTACAATCTTGGAAAATATATTGATAATAATATTCTATATTATTATTTTTTAAATATAATTCTATAGATTTTTCTCCTTTTGAATTTTTACATTCAGGACATCCTTCTCCTCTTAAATGGGAATTAGGTGATTGAGAAAAAATACCATGTTTATTACAAAATATATTTAATTTTTTATTATATCTTAAATATACAGTATTAGAATAATCATATAAATCTCCATGAATTTTTTTAGCTCTATCTACAAATTCTTTGTTAGATAATACAGAACCTAATTTATGAATTTCATAACTACATTTAGGACATCCTTGCTTTAAATGATAATGATGTGTATAATCTTTTTCAAATTCTCCGTGTTTTTTACATATTATTATGGATTTTTCTAAAGATTTTTTATAATTAAATTTTGAATAATCATATAGATCTCCATATATTTTACGAAATTTATTAATTATAATATTATTATCCATCCTATGGTTTTTAACTGAGCATTCAGGACATCCAACATTTTGTTGAATATGTCCTCTAGGCCATGTTAAAAAATCTCCATGTATATTACAAGTTAATAATACTTTATTATCCATTTTGGTATAATCACATTTATCATAATTATATTTATTTCCATGGATTTTTTTAGATTTATCAATAAATTTTTCTAATGGAGTATATTGTTTCATATAGGAATAAGTTTTTAGTTCCATATATAAATATTAAATGTCCCTAGAAAAATATAATCGTTTTCATATTATTTTATTACCGTTACGGATGAAGTTTTTTCTGGGGGTTCACCATTTCTATCACGTCTAGCTTCAAGCCATTCATCTTTTGTTTTTTGAATACCATATAAATAATATTCATCTTTTTTCTTCATTTCTTTAGGATAAGTTAATGCAGGTAAATCCCAACTATGTAACTTATTATCGAATATAATTCGTGTAATCCCATCGGGGGATTTAATTGTTCTCGATTTAAAATCGTCTTTACTCATAATTTTTAATTTTGTTCTTTTAATATACTTTTGATTGTTTGACCAAATTGATCTATAGTTACTTGATTTAACATAAAATGAATCCAATCATCATTTATATCATAAATTTCTTTATCTGTTAAATATAATTTTAATTTAGTCCAAATTCTTCTTGCTTCCTCTTGATTACTTTCTCTTCTACACAAAACATTATGTTGGAAATTAATTAATAGTTCTTTCATCTCTATATTTCCATTTATAACCATAAGCAGTTAATTGTAAACCTATAAGACATTTCCTTATAGTTTCTCCACTTGTATTTTTTAATTCTAATCCAGCTTGTCTTATACTAGGCCATTCTTTAATGAAATTATCTTCTAAATCATACTGAACTATTAATTTTCCTCGGGAATGACCTCTCTTATTTTTACCTTTATTTCCTTTACTTATTCTTTCTCTCCTTAACTGTTCTATTTCTTCTTTTGATAAATTTTTTATTTCATTCCTTCTTAGTCTTTCTTTACTATTATCCCACAATCCATTATCTTCTTTAGTTTGTCTCGATATATCACTTGTAAAATTATTACAACATTTTCTACTACAATAGTTTTGATATCCTTTAGTATAATTCCTAAATCGTTTAACTCCATTCCTGCAAGGACATATAATATTTTTTAATTCAATATTTTTATTAAATGAGCGATATTAATATAGCTAAATCACGTAATTTTCTATTAAAAGAGAGTATTGAATTAGATGAAATGGCTAAAATACAAGGTGG